GATCACGGAGGAAGTTGTCGACGCGGCGATGAACGAGAAGAAGCTCAAGGAGCTTTCGCGCATCGCGCAGGGCATCCGGCGTCTTTCGGGCATCGCGCTACAAGACGACGTCGCGATGGTCGAGGAGGCCGTCTCCGAGGGGATGCCTGAGACTGAGGAGCTTGTCGAGGAGGCCAGCGAGGCCGCTGCGACGATGGTGCTCGGCAAGCTGGTCGAGGCGACCGGCATGGACGAGGCTGGCGTGCTCGCGGCAGTCACCGAGAAGCTCGACCAGATCGCGGCGATGCTCGTCGCTGGCCCGGTGAGCGGCATGACGGCCGACGCCAACGCGCAGCTGTCGCGCACGAGCGTCGAACTGAGCGCGCATAAGGCTCGCGCTGTCGAGCTTGCCGCGACGGTCAAGACGCTTCAGGCGCAGGTTGCGGAACTCAGCAAGGAGCGCGAGCAGCGCGTCGCCCTCGAGCGCACCGCGCGCATCGAGGCGTCGTTCGCGCGTCTGCTCAGCGAGGGCCGCGTCACCGATGCGCAGCGCGCCGCGTTCGTCGCTGCGTCGGAGCAGAGCGAGCAGCTCGCGCTCGACATCTACTCGGCGCTCCCGGCCACCGCGCAGCCGCCCACCGGCTCGCTCGTCACCGGCCCGCGCGCGCCGACGAACACCCTCTCGCTGTCGGCGTCGCAGGACCCGATCGCCAAGATTTTCGAGGCTGACGCCAAGGCCGCTGGCCTGCGTGGCGAGGCCGCGAAGAAGCACGTCGCCGTGATGCTCAGCAAGCACGCGGCTCGCAACAACTCGGGCGCTTGACGCGCGCTGATATCCCACGTTCTCAAGGAGATTCACAATGGCTGCACTCACCGCAATGACCGCGCGTCAGACGCGCAACGACTCGCTCGCTAGCTACGCCACGTACACCTGCACGACCGGCACGACCATCTACGAGGGTTCGCTCGTGATGGTGACCCTCGCGACCGGCCTCGCCCTTCCCGGCGCTGACACCGCGTCGTGCGGCTTTGTCGGCATTGCGACGCAGACGGTCACCAGCGCTGCCGCTGGCCAGACCATCAATGTCAAGTTCGGCCACGAGGAGCTGCTCGGCGCGGCTTCGTCGCTTGCCGCCGTCACGGGCGCTGCGTGCGTGATCTCGGACTCTGACCTCGTGACCACGGCTGCCGCCGCGACCAACGACATCAAGGTCGGCGAGGTCGTGCAGCCCGTCAGCACCACCGCTGCATGGGTCAAGATCCGCTCGGCGGCCACCGTCTGATAGCGCTCTAAGCGCCAACGATTTACAGGAGATTCCAACATGGCTGACTCTTCACACGTCATCAATCAGACTGCCATTGACGCGGCAGCAACCGTGTTCCGCACGATGGCCGACGAGCTGTTTACCAGCTCGGCCGACGAGGCGCTTGTCAACGCGATCTGCGAGACGATCCCCGCGGACGGTGGCACGACCACGTCCATCATCCTCGAGGATTTCCTCGGCAACTGGCTTGAGTTCTCGGGCGCTCGCCAGACCGGCGTGAGCCGCGCGTACCGCCTCAACGTCGCGCTGACGTCGTGGGCCGTGCAGCTCAAGGTGCGTCGCCGCGATGCAGAGTACGACCGCTCGGGCATCGTCGCCGCGCGCGTCCGCAAGTTCATGAGCGCCGCGCAGAGCTACAAGGATTACGTCCTTCATCAGGGCTTGTTCTTGAACTCTGGTGACGGCCCTGTCGGCTACGACGGCGTCAACCTCATCAGCACCTCGCACCCGAACGGGCCAAGCGGCAACCAGTCCAACAAGACGACCTCGGCGCTCTCGCCGCTGACGTTCGACACCGCGTTCTCCGCGATGACGTCCTACCAGCGTGAGAACGGCGAGCCCTTCCGCATCGTCCCGCGCTACCTCGTCGTCGGCCCGAAGAATCGGCTCGTCGGCGCGGAGATCACGAAGATGGACATCCGTGGTCGCAGCGTCGCCGCAACGGGCCTCGAGGCCGCTGCGTCGGTTGTCGCGAGCGCTGGCGTCAGCAACGCCTACAACGGCACGGTTGACCTCGTCGTCAACTCGCGCCTCGTCGGCACGCAGGACGACTACTGGTATCTCGTCGGCGAGGGCCCTGGCGGCGCGAAGCCGATGTTCTTCGTGGAGGGTGCCGCGCCGCGTGAGCAGCTCGACATCGACCTCTCGTCGCCCACCGTCATGCAGAATGACGCGCTCACCTTCGGCCTCATCGCCGATGGTCAGTACGCCGCAGGAATGTGGCCCTGTATCTACGGCGGCATCCTGTAAATCTTGAATGATTTCAAACACTTAGCGCGGTCAATGCGCTGAGTGAACTACAGACCATGCGAGTCGCAGTCGCGCGCAAGCGTGATGGCGGGTGCAATTCCCGCCGATGGTTCCGCTGCATATCGCAGCGTCATCAAGAGGAGATGATCATGCAACTCGACAATCACACGCCGTATGGGCACGTCGCCGCAAACGCGCGACCTGAGTCACGACTGCTCGTCCGCGTCGTCATCCGCGATGGCCACATGGGCCAGATGCTCAACGACGGTCGCTCGTACGCCAGCGGGACGCACACGCTGCAAATCTACAAGAGCGAACTGCCTGCGCTCATGCGCCTGCTCGAGACGCGCGAGGCTGAGTACCAGACGTCGCGCGCGAATCTCGCGCAGTACGTCGACGCCTGGTGCGCAGAGAACAAGCGCCCTGCGGCCGAGTGTCCGATCACGGCTGAGTCGCAGTTCCGCGCGCTGATGCTGCGCGACGTGCTGCCGCTGACGAGCGTCGAGGTCGTCGGCGAGCTCGACACCATCGACATCGAGCACGAGCGCAAGCGCGCGGCGGCTATCGCTGAGACGGCGGCGCAGGTGTCGTCGTCGTCGGGCGAGCAGACGGCCGTCCTCGCGGGCATCGTGGAGGCGCTCGCGAAGATCAGCGCGCGTCTCGACGGCACGCCGAAGCAGGGGCGCTGACGTGGCTGGGGCGAAGCGCAAGGCCAAGCTCGACGCGGAGGCCGCTACGAGCGCGCCAGAGGCGCTACAGCGGCCGCTAGCTGTCGGAGAGGTGGTGCGCTTCGTCTCGTTCGCTGGCGTGGTCTGCGAGGCTGTGGTGCAGACCCTCGACGTGGACGGCACCGGCCTCACGCGGGTGCTTGTCAAGAAGCCGAGCGGCATGACGTTCGTTACGCTCACGTCTTCGGGTGACGCACCCGGCTATTTCCAGCGCAAGGAGGCGTGACATGGCTCTGCTCACGGACGCATACATCGAGTCGATGCTGGGCGGCGGCACGCGTGGCCCTGCGCAGTACGCGGCCATTGCCACCGACAGCGGTGCACGCGCGGCGTACATCGCGAGCGCGGACTCTGTCGTGCTCAGCGCGTGCGTGAAGGGCGGCTATTCGAGCGTCACGCTATCGCCGCAACAGCCGTCGAGCGGCGACGCCTTTGAGCTGCTGCGGCTCATCAGCTTCGGCGTCTGGCTGAAGCTGGCGTCGTTCTACGCGCGCGGCATCCAGATTCCCGCGGAGATCGTCGCGACCATCCCTGACCCGTCGAGCATCTACGCTACCGAAGGTGTGCGCCTCGACCTTCCCGGCCTGACGCGTGACCCGCTCGGCGGCGACGGTGGCGCGGATATCATCAACGGAACTGAGATGGTTTCGTCGGAGCGCATCTTCTCGACGCGCTCGCTCATCCTGTTCTAATGGCTGTCAGCTACCCACCGGGCAAGTCGCCAAAGGATTTGCATCGCAAAATCACGGCGATGGCTGCGCGCACGCAGGACATGACGCCCGCCATGAAGGTCGGTGCGGAAGCGGTGAAGCGGCTGATAACGATGCCGTACAACACTTACGTTTCGCCAGGTGGCGTTAAGTGGAAGCTGCCGCTCGCGCCGTCAACTATCGAGAAACGCCGCAAGAAATCTGCGACCCCGCTCACTGACACCGGCGACCTCAAACGCAGCACCAACACCGCGAGCGGCGCGCGTAGCATTTTCTTTTTCGCGACTGCGAAATACGCGGGCTATCAGCAGTTCGGCACCCGCACGATACCGGCGCGCCCGTTCCTGCCGATTACGCGCGACGGTGAGCTGGTCGAGACTGGCCAAGCGGGCGTCGTGTTTGACCGCATCTTCAAGAGCGTCGGCAACTACATCGTGAACGGGAAGGTGCGCTAATGGCCGCTGTCGATGACGTCGCCATCCGCACCGCGCTGCGCGAGGTGATCGAGGGCAAGATCGCGGGTGTGCGCGCCGTGCCCGTTGGCCTGCTGTCCTGCGATATCGCGGGTGGCGCTGACGACATGACGCTCTCAATGCGCACCACGGCGACGCCGCGCGTCGAGATTGCGGTCGCGTATCCAGTCTCGCCTGACCGTCCGCAGCAGCCGACGAACGTCTGGTTCCGCGGCATCGAGGTCACGCTGACGTACACGTACCTGCTCGACTCGCAGGCGCTCTTCGCGGTCGATTACCAGTCGGTAAAGGCCGCAGCGGCAGCAGCCAGCGACCTCGTCGCGCAGGCGTATGCGTGGCCCGGCAAGGTCGCGACGACGTTTGCGGGCACCGCCACCGGCATCGTTTCCGGCGTGCTCGTGTGGCAGGGCACGACGGTCCTGCGCGACGATGCGCCGCGGTCTGGACAGACCGAAGGCGGTGGCCTCTATCAGCTCGAGCAGCGATTCAGCGGCACGGTGCTCACGGCATCGGCGGTCGCGTAAGGAGAGATTCACATGACCGTTCAAGTTTCAGCGCTTGGCCGCACGAGAATCGCAGCCGAAGCGGCATTTGCCGTCGACGA